GAATATCAAAATCTTTTGATGTCTTCAATGAGAGGTAGAGCAGGTCAAGTTGTTGGTCAAGGATTTTCTGGATCTAAAACACAGTTAGGTGTTAAGATGTCCAAGACAGTCAAAAAAGTTGGGTCTCTCAACCTTAAGACGATGATTGAGGAAGATAAACTTATCTTCAATGATTATGAAGTCATTTCAGAGTTAACCACCTTCATTCAAAAACATGGTTCTTTTGAGGCGGAAGAAGGATGCAATGACGATCTTGCTATGTGTTTGGTCATCTATGCTTGGTTAGTAGCACAAGATTATTTTAAGGAGTTGACTGATCAAGATGTTAGAAAAAGAATTTACGAAGAACAGAAAGATCATATTGAGCAAGACATGGCACCCTTTGGTTTTATTAACGATGGATTCGATGATTCTACTTTTGTGGATAATGACGGAGATAGATGGACTGTCGAACCAAACGGAGAAAAATATCTTCAAAGATTAGATAACACTCCAGATACATGGAATGTAGATGAGTATGGTGATATGTCTCATATGTGGGATTATAGGTAATGGACTTAGATAAACAGATTAGACTTGGGCACCTACTTTTAGATGATAGAAAGTGTAGAACCTGTGGACAAGTTAAAAATCTGATTGAGTCTTTCTACAGAACAAGAAAAGATAGAGGTCCGGTCTCATCATCATTCTCATATGAATGTAAAGACTGCACAATCAAAAGAATCATTAGTACCAGGAAAAGTACATATCCTTCTATCGGGGAATCCTATCCAGATTGGTAGTTCGCGTCACATTTCCCCGCTCAAAACTCATATTTTCATAAATATTTTTAGTTAATTTGAGACATTTAGGAGAAAAACATGGCGACTCCTCAATTATCTCCAGGCGTAATAGTCAGAGAAGTTGATCTAACAGTAGGAAGAGCTGAAAACGTTCTTGATAATATTGGTGCGATTGCTGGTCCATTTAAATTGGGACCTATCGATGAACCATACGATATTTCTACTCAACAAGAACTGATCGACACTTTTGGTACTCCTATGGGTACTGATAGACAATACGAATACTGGATGACAGCTTCAGAATACCTCTCCTATGGTGGTGTTCTTAAGGTTGTAAGAACCGACGGTACTACACTGAACAATGCTAACGCAGGTGTTGGTATCGCAAATACAAACGCATCGAAGATTAAAAACTACGATGACTATGAGGAGAACTATTCTTCTGCTACATCTACAAACTTCACGTATGCTGCTAGAAATCCTGGAACCTGGGCAAATAGTCTTAAGGTTTGCACGATTGATAACTTTGCAGACCAAACTCTAGGAATTACGACTACTAGTCCTTCTGCTCTTGGAGTTGCTATTGGATATGGTGTTACATCCGCCCTTTCTAGTGTTCCCATTCCTGGTGCTGGTACAACCTCAACCTTTAATGGATATCTGAAAGGAATCATTACAGGTGTTAGCACGGACGCAACGAACAGTAAGAGTTCGATTGACGTTAGAATCGTATCAAGAGTTTCAACTGCTGGAACTGTTTATCCTATCGGATATCAGGAAAACAATCCTTCCCAAGCATTTGAAGCAGCAGATACTCTTTCGTTTGTTACTAATGCTGGTGTAACTTCAACCACAACAATTGCTGCTCTTTCGGCAAATGACTGGTATGATTCACAAACTTTGAATCTGTCCAACTCAACAATCTTCTGGAAGTCGATTGCCCCAAGACCTGTAACTAGCAACTATGTCTCCACAAGAGGAGGAAAGAATGATGCTATGCACGTTGCTGTCATAGATGATACTGGTGCAGTAACTGGTATTTCAGGCAATCTATTAGAAGCTTGGACTGGTTTGTCTAAGGCAATAGATGGCGAAGCAGATGGCGATTCACCAACCAAAACATATTATAAGAATTATATTGCTAATAATTCCAACTGGATTTATGCAGGATATAATCCTTCATCCGCAAGTGATTCTTATCACGGTACAACTCCTGTTGCTACTGGATTCTCAACTGCATATACTGCAGTTAGTAAAGGAGACGGTCTATGGGGTCAGGAAGCAAGTGGTGTAACCTACAGTGCTATTGGAAACAAGACATATGCCTTCGGTGGTGGTGTTGATTATTCTGCTAGCGGCGGTATGCGTGCAACTCTTGGATCTCTATCTACTTCATATGAACTGTTTGCAAACAGAGATGAGATTGCTGTTGATTATTTGATAATGGGTCCTGGACTTGCTTCAGAACTTGAATCACAAGCAAAAGCAAACAAACTCATTTCTATTGCTGAACTAAGAAAGGATTGCATGGCAACCATTTCTCCTCATAGAGCAAGTGTTGTTAATGTAACAATTCCAACTACACAAGTTAACAATCTTCTGAAGTTCTATTCGCCTATAACATCATCCTCTTACGCTGTATTGGATAGCGGTTACAAGTATGTTTATGATAGATTCAATAATGAGTTCCGTTATGTTCCATTGAATGGTGATATTGCTGGATTGATGGTAAGAACATCTATTGAGGCATTCCCTTGGTTCTCGCCAGCTGGTCAACAAAGAGGCAACATTAATAATACTATTAAACTTGCTCTCAATCCAAACAAAGCACAGCGTGATATCCTATACGGATCAAGAATCAACTCTGTAATCAATCAAAGCGGACAGGGCGTAATCCTGTTTGGTGATAAGACTGCTCTTGGTTATGCTTCTGCGTTTGATAGAATCAATGTTCGTCGTCTGTTCCTCACAGTTGAGCAAGCACTTGAAGAAGCAGCAAATGATCAACTCTTTGAAATCAACGATGATGAGACGAGGGCAAACTTCGTTAACATTGTCGAACCTTACCTGAGAGATGTTCAGGCACAAAGAGGTATTCAAGAGTTCTCAATCATCTGTGACGAAACAAACAACACCGGTGCTATCATCGATAACAATGAGTTTAGAGCAGATATCTTCATCGCTCCTACACGTTCCATCAACTACGTCACACTGACGTTTATTGCTACCAGAACCGGAGTAAGTTTTGAAGAAGTCGTTGGTTCAGTTTGATTTAACATCGTAATAATCGTATAAGAGGACACAACCATGGCACAAACAAAAACCTTATCACAGTTTAAAAACAGATTAGCGGGCGGTGGGGCCCGCCCCAATCTCTTTGAAGTTTCTATTCCTGCATTCCCTGCTGCTGTCGGCAGAAGAATTTGGAGAAATGGAGGCAACAAAGAGAGCGGTCAGTTTAGATTTTTATGCAAGACCGCACAACTTCCAGCATCAACCATTGCTGAAGTACCCGTTCCTTTCAGAGGTCGTATCTTAAAAGTTGCTGGAGACAGAACTTTTGATACATGGACTGTTACCGTCATCAATGATGAAGACTTCCAACTGAGAACTGCTTTTGAAGTTTGGATGAATACACTTAGCAAGTTAAGCGATGCTACTGGTGTTACGAATCCTACTTCCTATATGACCGATGCTTATGTTCAGCAACTAGGCAGAGGCAGACAGGCAGAATCGACCAGAAACAGCAGAGGTGGAAGAAGTTCAGAACTTAGAAATTACAAGTTCTATGATATCTTCCCAACTGAAGTATCTGCTATTGATCTCAGTTATGATAGCAGCGATACCATTGAGGAGTTCACAGTAACCTTCCAGGTTCAGTACTTCACTATCGGTAACTCTCTCCAGAGAAACAGAGGCGCTAGAGGACAGACTCTGGTACAGTGATAAATAACTAGAACGGTCGTTTCTATTCTAATAATGTCGAGATTATTTGGTTTCTCAATTGAAGATGATGATAAAGACTCGTCTGGTGTAGTATCTCCGATCCCTCCTAATAACCAGGATGGATCTGAACACTACGTCACGACGGGTTTTTATGGTTCATATGTAGATATTGAAGGTGTATACAAGAACGAAAACGATCTTATCAGAAGATATCGTTCAATGTCGCTCTATCCAGAATGTGATAGTGCTATCGAAGATATTGTAAACGAAGCAATTGTTGCCGATACTAATGATAGTCCTGTAAGTATTGAACTATCAAACTTAAAAGCAAGTGATGGAATTAAAAAGAAAGTAAGAGAAGAGTTCAAACATATTTTAGAACTTCTTGATTTTGATAAGAAGGCACATGAGATCTTTCGTAACTGGTATATTGATGGAAGATTATACTATAATAAAGTCATTGATCAAAAGAATCCTACTGCTGGTATTCAAGAACTTAGATATATTGATGCATCAAAAATGCGTTATGTTCGTCAGGTAAAGAAACCAAAAAACGGCAATAATCCTCTTTCAAACGTTAAAAGAGAAGATCCTGCAACATATGATTTTCCAGAGATTGAAGAGTTTTTTGTATATGCTCCTGGTGGATCTGGATCAACTGGAGGATATAATACAGGATCAATGTCAATAGGCGGTGCTTCAAAAGGCGTCAAAATGACAAGGGATTCTATAACATATTGTACTTCAGGATTAGTTGATAGAAATAAAGGATTAACTCTATCTTGGTTGCATAAATCAATTAAACCACTCAATCAACTAATGATGATTGAAGATTCTCTTGTCATCTACAGACTTTCGAGAGCACCAGAAAGAAGAATCTTCTACATTGATGTTGGTAATCTTCCCAAAGTAAAAGCAGAGCAATATCTTCGTGATGTGATGATGCGTTATAGAAATAAACTTGTCTATGATGCCAACACTGGTGAGATTCGTGACGATAAAAAGATGATGTCAATGATGGAGGACTTTTGGTTACCTCGTCGTGAAGGTGGTAGAGGAACTGAGATTACAACTCTACCAGGTGGACAAAATCTTGGAGAGATTACTGATATCAACTACTTCCAAAAGAAGTTGTATAGATCACTCAATGTACCTGAAACTAGAATCCAAGGAGAAACTGGTTTCTCAATGGGTCGTTCGTCAGAGATTCTAAGAGATGAAATTAAGTTCTCCAAGTTTGTTGGAAGAATGAGAAAGAGATTCTCAGATATGTTTAGCGACATGTTGAGAACACAACTAATTCTTAAGAATATCATTACTCCTGAAGACTGGGAGTCAATGTCAGATCATATTCAATATGATTTCTTATACGATAACCATTTTGCTGAACTCAAAGAAGCAGAACTTACTACTGAAAGAGTTAATCTTGCACAATTAGTTGAACCATATGTCGGCAAGTACTATTCTAATGATTATGTTAGAAGAAATATTCTGCGTCAAAGCGACCAAGAAATTCTAGAGCAGGATAAACTAATCGAGAAAGAAATCGAAAGTGGTTTGATTCCAGATCCAGCATCTATGGATATTGATCCTGGTACAGGTCAACCGATGGCACCAGTTCCTGGAGATACTTCGGGAAGTGTTATGGGTGCTACTCCTCAGGCACCAGAGATTGATGAAACAAAATTTGAAACCCCTACTGGTGGGGAAATCTAAATACATAATAAATCATTATTTTAAACATGGAAGAACTAATGGATTTGCTTGTTGCTGATGAGTCACCAGCACAAGTAAGTGATAAAATCAAAGATATTTTATTTGCTAAATCAGCAGAAAAAATATCAGACCTGAGACCCCAAGTGGCTGCTTCTGTTTTTGATGATCCTCAGTTAGAAACAGAGGTTGATTCAGAGGAATCTGAAGAATAATAAATAACATTAATAAGTCGTCTACTCTATAATAATGTCTGCTTTAACTCCAGTAGGAATTTCGCAATCAGTTTCATCTTCTACAGGTTCAGCTGCTGTAACTTTACCTATCAGTCAAAAAACTGATACTATCAGAGTAGTTGCTGAGAGTGCAGGAGTTCATGTTGCTATTGGAGTTACTCCTGTAGCAACTAATTCAAACTTTTATGTTTCTACAACTGGAGCATCAGAGATTGCTATTGGTAAACCAGCATCTCAAAGAGTTGTTGGCATCACCACTGGTGCTACTACGATTATTGATTTCCCAGAAGGAACAGGTTCTCCTTTTGCTGTAGGTGATGCAGTAACACTTACATCGGGAACTCAAATCGCTCAACCATATTACAATTTTACTCACAAAGTTGTAACAGCGATTAACACTGGCAACATTCAATCTGGTGGATATTTTAATACCAGAATTACTGTTAATAATGATTCTTCAGGAATAGTTACTGCTTTCAATTCAGATAATTACACTGAACTTAGAAAATCAATATCAGTTGCTGTCAAAACTCAAAGCGGCACTGGTGTAGCATACATCCAACAAGTACAGGTATCTTAAGAACAATGAAACTTATCAGAGAAGAAATCGAATCAGTAGATTTTATCGTTGAAGAACGCAACGGTAAGAAGCACATGTTCATTGAAGGTATCTTTCTTCAAGGTGAGATGCAAAATAGGAATGGAAGAATGTATCCTATGAGTGTCCTGAGAAAGGAAGTTCAAAGATATAATGAGAACCATATTCAGTCAGGTAGAGCACTTGGAGAACTTGGACATCCAGATGGTCCAACTGTTAATTTGGACCGCGTTAGTCACAAAATCGTTTCGCTAAAGGAAAACGGAACTAACTTTATTGGTAAAGCAAAAATCCTTTCTACTCCAATGGGTAAGATTGCAGAATCTCTCATCGGTGAAGGAGTTAAACTTGGCGTTTCTTCTAGAGGTATTGGATCTCTAAAAGCAACAAGAGAAGGTGTAAATGTTGTTGGCGATGACTTTATGCTTTCTACTGCTGCAGATATTGTAGCAGATCCTTCTGCACCTGATGCTTTCGTTGAAGGAATCATGGAAGGAAAGGACTGGGTATGGGATGGAGGCATTCTTCGTGAAAGAGCGGCCGTCAAAACATACAAACAGATCAATACTTTAGTTGATCAAGGTCAATTGGATGAACAGAAATTGAATCTGTTCAATAATTTCCTTAATAACCTATAAGTAAGGTTACTAAATTATAAATAAATATAGATTAAATAAGGTTAATCGGAGTAAGTTCAAATGTCTCGTGGAGATTTACAAGAAATGGAGCAATCTAAAACTGCTGTGAACGCGAACGCTAAAGCTGGTGATGCCATGCCTAAAATGGCTGATCCAGGTACACAACAAGCGTCTTATGAAGATCTCGGTGGTCCTACCCCCGAGAACTACAAGCCAGATAATGATTCAGCAAAACTCAAAGAACCCAAGATTAAGACCGTCAATGACGTGGTTAATCGTGGTGCCAAGGCTGCTGATGCAATGGCAAAAATGTCCAAAGAAGAAACTGAAGTCGAAGATGAGGTCCTCGAAGAGGATCAAGTTGACGAGACTGAAGCAGTCATCGAAGAGGAGTCCTCTGAAGATGATGGTATTGATATCGATGAAGATGTTAATGCTCTTCTTGGAGGCGAAGAACTCTCCGAAGAGTTTAGAGAGAAAGCAAAGGTTATCTTTGAAGCCGCTCTTAACTCTAAAGTAAAGGAAGTCCAGGAAGCTCTGGAAGTCCAATATGCAGAACAACTGCAAGAAGAAAAAGAAGGTCTTAAGGAATCACTCACTACCAGAGTTGATTCGTATCTTGAGTACGTCTGCGAAGAGTGGATGACCGAGAATGCACTTGCTGTTGAAGCAGGTCTTAAAACCGATATGACCGAATCATTCCTTGCCGGAATGAAGGGTCTTTTTGAAGAACATTATGTAACAATCCCTGAAGAAAAATATGATGTGCTAGAAAGCATGGTAGACAAACTTGATGAAATGGAGACCAAGCTCAACGAGCAGATCGATAAGAATATTTCCCTAAACAAGCGTCTCGCAGAGTCGGTTGCCGATGGTATCTTAGATCAAATTTCTGAAGGTCTTGCACAGACCCAGAAAGAGAAGCTCGCTTCACTTGCCGAAAGTGTTGAGTTTGAAAGTGAAGAAGAATATCGTGGAAAGCTGGAAACATTGAAGGAGTCATATTTCTCCTCATCAACAACTTCAGCCCCTAAAGCATCCCAACAAACCCTTTCTGAGGGAGTAGATACTACAGATGCACCTGTTAAAGCAGGTATGGATCAGTATCTTAAAGCACTGGGTGCTTTTAAATAGTGAACACAAAATTGATTCAAACAAACCACTAAAAATTTTTAAAAGAGGTAAAGCAAATGTTCCAATCCGAACATCTGCAGGAAAAGTGGAGTCCCCTTCTCGATTATGAGGGTCTTGATCCAATCAAAGACGCTCATCGTAGATCGGTAACCGCAGTCCTGCTCGAAAACCAAGAAAAGTTCCTTAAAGAGGAAGCAGCATTTAGTCAGGGTATCAACCTGATGGAAACCCCCACCAATAGCGGCAATGCTGCTGGTGCGTCTGGTGGTTTCTCTGCTTCGGCCTCCGCAACAGGACCTGTTGCTGGTTT